TCATTCATAGCCTTCTCACCTTGGAGGGTAAAGATGATTCCATAGAACATGGCAATTATAAGTGCTAATTCGTTCGATAAATCCTTCTTGTCATATTTGGATATAATATCAGCCTCGGTTATCTCGTCTGCATCCTCGATGGCATTTACTGATGTTTTACTGTATTTCTTCCTTAGTTTATTTATTACAAGAGCTGTAGTCCTTCCCTCGATATTCACTATGGCATTCTGCAAAGCTCCCTGTTGTTGGGCGATAATCCCTTGAGATTGCATAGCGTTTAATTGTTGGGTTAGTTTTTCTGTATCTACAGGTTTTACTTCTGGCTCAATAGGTTTATTAGTAGGTTCGCCTAGTTTGTCTAATCCTATCTCACCCATAACATATTGAGAGGCTAGTTCTGATGTATACCCTTTATCTATAAGGCTGTTATATAGTTCAAACTCTATTTTCTCTAGTTCTGCTTCTTTCTTTTCAGCATCAATATCAGTAGCGTTTGGATTATCAACTACGATAGTTAAGGATTTCTGAGAAGGGTTATTCCTTGAATAGTCAAGATTAAGCGCATCGATAATCAGTTGGACTCTTGGAATACAATGTCCCTCTATATTCAAATCCTTTTGTACTCGTGCTGTTTCTCTTGTAGTACCTGATTGTTCGATACCCATGATCGTCTTAGATACTCCTGCTACTGCGAACAACTGATCTCGATTCATTTCATTTACTACCTCTAAAGCACTATCTCTGAGGTTCTGAGTCATTGATTCCCATGTTATTCCTCCAGCCCCATTACCAAATATAGGCTCACCTTTGGTGTGATTTCTTACTCTGGCTACGAAGTTTTGGAAGTCTGTATCGGGGAGAATTACATCAGTTGATAGAACTCCAGGAGCGTTTATATTTCCTTTGATGGCGTGTCTTTGATAATCACCTGCGGTCTTTAATGTGAATTGGCTATCTTTAGCTGCATCAGTCATTGCGAATGGTTTATCTTCATCAAAGGGATTTAGTTCTTTAATCTCGATAATCATTTCTTTCGGGATTTCTCGTACCATTCCTTTCTTAGCTTCGACATATCCTGCGACTGATAATCTATCGGGCGTTAATACTCGTTTAATAAAGTACGGATTGAGCATTTTGAACTCTTGTACATTTCCTACTCTCCCCTCACCTACGGCTCGTATAGCCATAAGATAATACACACCTTCGAGGTCTAAATATGTTGATATATCTCTCCAAAATGTATGCTGTGAATATGATTGTGAATGTTTAATCAATTCTAGGTACGGATGAGTAGCATCGGGATTATCGCTATCTACTCTTACGTTTTCTATTGCCAGTTTGGCAACTGCATTAGCTCTGTTTCTGATTGAAGCATATCCGTAGCCTGTGTAGTGATCTTGATCAGACATAAGCACCTCAGTCCAGTCTGAGGTCATTCGCTTATTACCATACTTTAGATATTCATTCGGAAGTGAGATAGTATTTTTATACAGAAGACTCGCGAGACACTTGCGGAGATTGGTTATTATAGACATAATATATAGAGGAATTATAGTATACCGTTAATATATTATACGATTGATATTCTGCTTTGGGTTTATGTTTAATTGTGGATAAAGTCCCATAACTACTGCGTCCATTATATCAGGACTGACTCCACCAGTTCTTTCTTTTATTTTGTCTTTTGGTTCGACTGCTAGTTTCTTATCATTTATTTTGTGTGTGTGTAACATCGCTTCACTTATAAGTTCGTTTCGTAAGGGGCAACCTTCATAGATTTTGATTTCTCCCTTTTCTAATCCTTGGGCAAATTCGAATATAACTTGAGACCTTAGGTTATCGTATTTGTCGACTGTTGGCTTACCTCCTGATACAAACTCTGTAAATCGTATCCCTTTTGATTTAGCGTGATCGACCACTCCTACTCCTACACCTACTGCATCAACCGCTATATTTTGAGGGATTACTGCGTTATTTGACATGTATTTTATAAGCTCTAGCGCCTGGTCGTCAGTTGTTATACTTTCGGTTTTATCTTTGACAATCTGGATGTCTACTAAGGTTTTTCCCCACCAGAGGGCTATTATTGATCTATCGCTTCCAGATCGTGCTACATCGTAGCCAATATATCTCTTGTCATTTATATCTGTCTTGTCTGTGATGCTTGCATCAAAGTAGCGGTATTTGAATAGGGAGTCTTGATCGTCCGAGTAATCCCACTGATTATTGATATACCTCTCTACCCAAGGTCGTGGGTTTTGCATCATTGCATCTATATCATCCTTTGTTTGCCAGGAGTCGGACATATCAAATTCGACTACGACCACTCCTTTGGGTAATGTCCCGCTTCGATACGGGTCGTAGTACATTTGTTTTAGGTATGTATCATTTGGGTTCATGGTAACTATTGAGATGCTTGGTTGACCTGCATGATTGAACCTTCCTCGCCTAGATACTGCCTGCGTGAACATTATCTGCGCTAACTCGTCCGCCTCGTCGATATGATTTCCCGATGCGTTTATTCCTTTAATCTTCTTTCCTTGTCTGTCTTTGGTTACATCTGCCTCGATAAAGCCTATTTTTGATTTGTTGTGTAAGAATTGTATTTCGTTTAGACTCCTGTCGTGTCTGTAGTCTTCACCTTCAATAAAGTTCATCATGTCGAGCATGTTTAGATATGAGGGGATTATTGTTTTCTTGGCTGTTGAAAGATTTTGTCTAAATACGGTCCAGTATGTTTTTGGAAAAGTGTATGCAATAGAAATAGAAATGTGCGCTGCAACATCAGTTTTTCCACTTCCAACGCTACCGATTAAAACTATCGTATGTATGCTTGGGTCATTTGCTAGCTCTACCGCTCTTACTTGTTTTTTTTTCAAACTTAACATATTTATTATATGCAATTTCTCTTGCATCAATAGCCTCTTGAAGCGTAAGGTATCTTTTTTGTAACAATATCACACCATTTAGCATAAGTCTCGCAGTCCATTTTTTTCTGTACTTATCAAAACCTATACCTTTATATCCACTACTATTATCTAGTCTTACCCTTTGATTGAAATTCTGCATTGTTTGACTTGCCCATCTTATATTATCTGGTGAATAATTACCATTATTATCAATTCTATCAAGAGTCATATTTATATTTTCTTTTGGCATTTTTTCTATATCTTTTATAAAATTTTCTGCGTTGTGCCATCGCTCACAAACTATAATACCTCTACCACCATAATTATTATATTTCGGACGATTAGGGTTATAACATCGTGCCATCATTTCTTCCCAGGTTGAATATAATAGATGGCTACTTAGACCGTGAAGGTTGTATCTGTAAGGTTCATTATTCTTTCTTCTATAATAATATGCTTTTTCTTTACATGATCGACTGCAGTATTTTTTAGGCTTATCCCCCTTTTTTAATGGTGCATATTTTGAACAATGTTCACAACGGTAGTATTTTAATATCATTAAGACATTATACCATGTGATAAGACTGGTATTGTCCCAGTTCAACTACTTTCTTCTGTTTGGGTTTCAGATATAACATCTCGTGGTTTTATGGTGGAAATTATAAGAGGATTTTCTATTGGTTTTCCACCTGATGTGATGTCTGTAGATTGTGGGACTTTGCCGTCTATTCTGTCCAATACCATGCTCATAGCAACAGTATTGCCTCCATATGCCATACCAGCAAGTTTTTCTGCGAGCTCCTGTATTCTTTTCTTACCATCTGGGCTCTTAGGATTTACACCTTGTAGATACTTTTCTAACCAGTATGTAATCTTGGTATCGTCCTTTGGTCTTCCTCCTGGATTACCACTTACGCCAGGTACAAATCTACCCTTCTCGTCCCTGATATTTTCCTGATCTGTGGTAGTTTGTTGAGTGTCCATGATTATATTATACTTTTCCCATTCCAAAATAACCATTCAGTTCTTTCTGACTTTTCTTTTTCTCGTGGTACTGCTGATAAAGTTGTCCTGTGATTCATCGCTTTTACAGGTTTGAGTGGCGACTCATAACTTGATAGATATACTGGTACTTCTATTCCCGCAATCCATTTATATAAATCATCGTGGCTTATCCCATCCTCTTTATATGATGCAGTATTTATATATGGAGGATCGAGATAAACTATTGATTTCTCGTCAAAGCTCTTGGGGTCGATGTCTGCGTATGATAGATTTGTTATCTCGAGTCGCTGGAGTTGCTCGAGTTGCTGGAGTTGCTCGAGTTGCTGGAGTTGCTGGAGTTGCTGGAGTCGCTCGAGTTGCTGGAGTTGCTGGAGTTCTTTGTATTTCCTCTCTGTTGCGCATTGGAAGATAATCAATCTTCTTTGATAGATTGTATTTTTGCTAAGTATTAGTTTCGGTAGGCTTGGAAGTATTACTTTTAACTTCCCGAAAGACTCTTCGTCTCTGTAAACTGCGACCATGTGTCCTAGTCTTTTGTATTCTTCTATTTCTTTGCCGAATAGATAACTTGTCCCTCTATTCCCAAACGTCCAGACCGACTGTAAGAATCCCGCATACCATCCCTCTTCAGCCACCTCTTTTTTGAATCTGTCTCTCGACACCCACTCATACAACTTATCTTCGTACACCTGACCTAGTTTGTACAGCTCTAGATGATCTTTTTTGTGTTTTTGTGCATTTTTAATGTACTCAACAAGAGAGAATATCCTTCTGTCGAGTTCATTGTATGTGACAGCTTCAAATTGTGGCATTTGTAAGGCTGTAAATGATATTGCTCCTCCTCCTCCGAATATGTCATATATCTTTGTTGCTGTTGGATTTTTTCTTATCATGAACAGCAGAATATCTGTGGCTAGCTTTCTCTTACTACCCATGTATGGTATTCCAAGATTATTCATTTTTTCTCAAACTCAAGTCCGCATGACGGACAGGTTATATAACCGCTCTCTTCCTTTTTTCCTTGCTCTTTCTTCTCCTCTTCGATCTTATCCCAGCTTGGCAACTTTACTCCCCACTCAACTAGCTTTTCTTGCTCCCATTCATTTGCTAGTTTATCCCAATCCATTTCTCCGCTTTCGAGATTATCTTTAATAATAAACTCTTTTTGCTTTTCTTCACTTAAGTCGACTATCTTTACTTGTGCTTCATTTATTCCTGCTTCTTGCATCGCTCTAAACCTCATATTTCCACCAAGTATTACCATATCTTTGTTTACAACTATCTCTCGTATATCTCTCATTTCGGGGAAGTCCTTGATTGATTTGACTAGTTTTTTGTAGTTTTCATCTCTTATGAATCTAGGATTTGAAGGATTAGATTTAATATCTATAAGTTTTACAGTGCGGATTTCCATTTTTTGTCGTCGCCTCTTTCGTATGTTACCTGTGCGACTTGTATAACTTTTAATTCTTCTTTCTGTGTCAGATGGGTACAGTGTACATCAAAATGTGCATAGTTTCTATAACCTTCTCTCCTAAGCCATAGTCCGTAGTTAAAATCTGGACCAAGGATGTTTTCGTATGGTTCGAAGTAATGTTTCAAATATGTCTCTTTTCTTGTCATCATGCAGTAAAATCCTGATGAGTCTATTTCGTGTACTCCTTGTTTTAGTTGGCTTGATGATATTTTAGTAGGGTCGTAGACATTGTCTACCTCCCACAGTCCTAGGTATTTTAATCCCCACCTTCCTACCTGTGCGCCTGATACAAATCCTGCGTGTGGAAAATTCTTATACACATCAAATAGTTTTCTTATTGTTGAAGGGTGATAGAGTGTATCGTCCTCTGCCAAAAATATCATTTCTGTTGTTTTCAAGTACTGCTTTGATTCATTATGTATCTCGGCTATTCTTTTTCGTCTTGAGGTTATAGTGAGTTGAGGTTGTGAGTTTCTGTGGATACATAATCGCTCTGCGAATTTGCTTGTGGATATATAATTTCTAGCTTTTTCGTATAGTTTAATGTCACCGTCAACAATTGCGAGGATTGAGGTATCGGGAGGACATATCATAAACTCCAGAGACGGGAATAACCTTTGAAAGAATGTGTCTCTTGATATAGGAAGAATGATTGTGAGCTTCATGGTTTATAGTTTACTATAAACTGGTAACAGCTCGGTTTCGGAGAATTGATTATACCCTAGCTCAAACGCTTCTATCTTGTCTTCCTCTGTGACCTGTAAATTATCGAGAAATTCGGCTAATTTCTGCACGTTTGCGGAGTAGACGGGTATTATAGTCCTTGTCATGAGTTCGGCTGTCTTTTGGGCAGGTACGAGCCATTTCTTAGGTAGTAATTGATTGTTGGGGGATATGTCGGTCATTATGACTGGAAGTCCTGACATAAGTGCCTCGTTACAGACTAAAGTAAGCCCTCCATATCTTCTTGGAAGGATTACCGCATCGAAGTCTTGGTACATATCAGAGACATCTTGTGAGTTTCGTATTTCATACTTCACTCGTCTGTCATCGGTCATGTATTCTATTGGCAGTTCGTGTTGGCTTCTGATAACTATTTCAAAGTCACCTTTGGATTGTCGTAACGCTTCGATTATTGATAGCGTGCCGTTTCTGTCGTTGGTTGCAAGAGTTCCTATAATATGTAGATATTTCTTTCCTGTTCTTCTGAAATTACATTCTCTTGCTTTGGTAAACTCTTGAGGGTTCATGGGCGGGGGGAGGTACATCACTTTATCATCGCCAAACCTTCGCTTCATCTCGTCGATCATCCAGTAAGATGGCATGAGGAACTTTGTGGGGGGCGTTAGGGTTTTGTTGAGGTGGTCGCAGAATTCGTAGTTAGATTGTATATACAACTTTATCCCAAGTCGCTTACATTCATTTAATAAGTGGAAGTTAAGAGGGTTTTCGACGCAGAAGACCTTTGTCAGACCTTTCAAGAATACGTCTATTTCTCTATTTGTCGGAAAGCCTTTAGTTAGTATTCCTGTAAATTGTGAGTACCAATCCCAATGTTGCTCTTTATTTTTAGAGAATCCGCTACTGTCTATTGCTAATATCTTATTAGGTTTAAGCATATAGCATAGTCTTCTGCTTTGTATACCTATTCCTGAATTGTTACTGAATACGATAAGTCCGATCATTGGTTAAAAGGTTTTGTAAATCTTTCGCTTCCCGGGAGTCCGCCCCATTTATGACGATAATAATCTTGTAAGAGATCAAACCTTACACTTATAAGTCCCGATTTTAGAGTAGTAGCCGTACCTTGACACGTTACATCAATATCTATCTTAGGCATACTTGGATGATTTGGTGCATTATGTATTCCTGCTAACTGCAATCTCCATCCATAGTCATTATCTTCATAGTACCCCGGGTAAAACTGTTCATCAAACATTCCAACAGTATCTAAGGTCTTTCGAGTGAATCCGATACAATGCCACGCCTGATCTGTAAGTAATCCGTACTCGTTTGCTTGATCTATTCTGTCTACTAATTCAGAAAATCCTTGATTAAATATAAGACTAGATGAGATTATCCATAGGAATTCTGCGTCTGATCCTATGCCATAATTCCAACTACCTGATACACCTAGATTTTGAGGGTGCATTCTTACTTCAGCTCCCCTCTCTATATATTTCTTGGCAAAACTATTCTTTGAATTATCTACAATGATTAACTGTTCCCAGTCGAGATCATACGAGGCTAAACACTTCTCGGTTATTTCTTGAATTATTACGGGTATGACGAATTTTATGTTCATAAGTTTCTTAACTTTTCAAATGTATCTTTCTTTGTTTGTTTCCACCATTCAGATATTTTAGGGGATAAATGATCGTATATTTCTATTGAGTTTCTAAGATGAGTATTCCACTCAGACCTATTGTCTACTACAGGGAATTGACATTCTCCAAACATATTAGTCCAAAATGTTCTACCTTCGGCTATAGGAATAGACCCACATTCTAACGCTTCGTATATTCTAAATGAGTCTAAACTTACGTTACCGCGAGGACACAATACTACTTTTGACCTTGACATAAGGGATAAGTATTCGCTTCTTTCTAATCCTCTTGAGAATCCACCAGTATCGTAAATCATTCCCTTTGGAATACTGTAGACCTCATCCCTCATTTCTTTTCTTTTCTGATGATTGATCTGTCCTAAGAATAACCAGTCGATTGTTTTTTCTAATGGACTTACATTATTTGCGTGGGGAGGATACCATATCGGCAACCAGTTGTAATATTCACTTGGAGGTTGATTAGGATAGGTAGTAAATACCTTCATTTCAGGATGATCTAGTCTATTTATTTCGAACTTGTTTTCTTCGTCTGAGGTTATTATGACAACACATTTTGTAAGTTTAGTTATTTCTCGATTGATTTTATCCACGTCTTGATACGCCCCAGGGACTATAACTATTGCTTCTTCTTGGTCTGTAATCTTCTCACTATGATTATATCCTTCAAAGGCTAATTCAAATAGGTTTTGGTCCCACATACCGCGAGCGGGTGTTCCTTCTTTAATTGATAGCCAAATTACATTATTCATTGTGTAAGCCAATTTGCATTATCCCTAATCCATTGATCGTCTTTATTCCACCATTTTAGTTCAAGTAGTTCTTTGATTTTTTCTTCACTAAATCTATATTTCTTAATTTGACAAGGGTTTCCAACAACTATTGCGTAAGGTGGGATATCTTTTGCTACTACTGCAAACGCTCCAATAACTGCACCATCTCCAATAGTAACCCCAGGCATTATGATAGCACCAGTACCAATCCACACATCATTGCCGATCTTTACACCACCTCTATGAGTACGTCCAGATATTCCTATATTCATCAATTCTTTGAAAGGAAAGGTTGACGTTTTAGTATAGTCATGTCCGCAATCTGTGTTTATTGTTACGTGATGCGCTATAGAACAATAAGAACCTATCTCGATCTTCTCCCATCCATAAGAACTGAGGTTGATATACCCGTCAACGTATGAATGTTTACCCATTTTTACTTTCTTATCCATATTACTTTGATAATTTAGTTTGTTTCTTTCGCTTTTCTTCTAGTTTCTTTCTATTTGCTTCTCGTTCTTCCTTCGAAGCACAAGTAGGACAACCGATTTTTAATTCACATTTAGGTTTTTTCATAAATTGTTTTAATAATATATTGCCAACGGTTTAGATATGTGTGATCTTTTTTAGTACGTTCAAATCCTCTCCTTCTTATTGATTCTCGTTTTTCGTCATTTTCTAAATAATAGTCTATCGTATTTTTTAATCCTACAAATCCTGATCCGCCTGTAATTATGTTTTTCACTCTGAGTAATTTTAATCTATTAATCTCTCGCTGTTCTCTGGACACACACGATGTACATCCGACTAGGCAAGCGTCTTGAGTATAGTCTGCCATTATCCCTTTTTCTTTAATAGATATTTTTTAACTCTTTCTTTATGACATATTTTACAGACTCTCATGTTGCCATATCTTCCCTTTCCAATATAGATATTGTTTTCTGTTAATTCGTGCCCTCTAAGACAATGAGTCTTTTTTGAGTTCAAATGTGATGCATTGGTTACTCCTCTTTCAATGGTGTTTTGTCTATATGTAACTGGCTCCAAGTGTTTTGGATTGACACATTTTGGATTGTGACATAAATGATCTATTACTAATCCACTGGGTATATTTCCAATAAAATGTTTATATGACCACCTATGAGCCATATCTCTCCAATTAGTATCATCAATAATTCTTCCATATCCTCTTTTATCAAGTGCTCCTTGCCATTCCCAGCATCCATTCACTTGTTTTTTATGCCAGAAATTAAATCTGTCTAAAGCTGTCCCACCAACAATTCTTTTTTTTTCGTGTATAGGGTTTCCGTATCTCCAATAATTCATATAATGCGTATGGCACATACCCATTCCTCCATTAGATTTATCTTCACACCCATTCACCTTACAATTTTTGTTAAACCATTTTTTATTCGATGCTATTTGTCCTTTTCTAAACCTTGTGCTTGATACTCCTTTTTTTAATGGGTCTCCATGTTTTAGCCACATTCTCCTATGACCCTCACAATATCCATGTCCACTATGTTTTCTATTACAAATTGTACACAGTCTTAATAATTTCCCCCCAACGGTGATAATACGTGCCTTCCTTTTTACATCTTTCATGCCCTGTTCTTCTAATTGTTTCTCGTTCATATTCGTTTTTTGGATCAAGATAATAATCTATCTTTTTTTTAAGACCCTCAAAGTCTCCGTATGTATAGTATACAAGATCTTTGTCATTTGTGAAGTAATTGGACAAGCCGTATATTTCTGGATAGATTAGAAATCCATTTCTACCAAGCGTATCCCATAGACGATCACTTGAATACCATGGATATGTAAAATTGGGACATAGTGTGTCGCCTACCACGACCTTTGACTGTGAATATAATTTGTTCAGCTCGTGACCTCTGACGACTCCTAGTCCATCTCCACCAAAGTGGTAAAACCTATCACCATAGGTCATTCTAAGCCATTCAATAAGTTTGGGTCGATAACTCCATTCCCTATGATATCCTTTCGAGCCTGTGAACACTACGTCATATCTTTTTGGTAGATCGAGACTATAGCATTCTTCGTGTAATACTCCCGCAGGTACGAAGTGTCCTTTAGTCTTAGTATTCTTATTCAACCATTCTGCCATGAGTTTATCTACGGTAAAGAAATGTTGAAGTTTATTAAGGTAGGGTGAGTTCTTATACTCGTTCCATCTTTCGATCCCCATGTATAAGTCAAGGTGATAGGCGAGTGTCGGTATCCCTCTCTCTCTCAAAGTGTCTAATACCTGCTCCATTGACAACGTTCCCTTATTAACAAACCCATGCGAATGAATCCAAATAAGTGCATCAGACTGTAACGATGTCTCTAAAACTAGGTTTGTAGTAATCTCAGTCTCCTGTAATCTTATCACCTTATGTCCTAACGCCTCTAAAGATAGAGCGTGGTGTTGCTCTGAACAGTAAGATACTGAAAAGTTGCCGTATAAACAAAACCTCATAGTTGGTATTCGTTAATTTTTGATGCTAGATACTTTATCCTTCCGTCTATATATTCTTGAGTAAAGTATTGCTTTTTACTATTAATTTCTTCTAGTTCTCTTAAATACCCCTCATAATTGTTATCTTTTCGCTTTTTTATGTAATTTGGAATATCAAATACTTTTTCTAATCTCTTTTGCTTCTTTTCATAGCACTTTACATGGTCCATTCTGTTTGTGTCTCTGATTACGGAATGACAGATCGTACACAGTCTTACTCTCCCTGACTGAATGAATTGATAGCTATGTTCCTTACTTCCGAGCTTGAATGTCTGAATCATACTCATCAAGAATTGATAGGTGGCACGGATGACAAACTATTCTTCCATCCCAGGTTGTGGTTACTGCTATTCTTTCTTCGCATCTCTCACATGTCTTTTTTTGATATGCTGCTACTTTTGGATTTCGATAGTATCCATAAAGGGGCACTCTCTTGTGATCTCGTTTTCCGTTCTCCCTGTCTTCTTTTCGTTTCTTTATTTCTTTTTGATTTTTGTGGTATTTGAGATATATCTTTTTGCTTTGCCATTCTTGTCCGTCTGGTGCTAGATATGTCATTTGAGTAATAGTTTTTCTAACTTTTCTTTATAAAACAATGCTATTCGTTCATAATCTGCAATTTTATATATTACTGTTTGTCCATTTAATGTATACAATCTATCTACTTCGGCCTGTCCGTATTTTCTTAACATGAACATAAGGTATTTATCTAACCTCCCATGATAGAATCGGTTACAAGTTGAGCAATTATGATGAAGTAAACCGTCAGCTATATATGTCTTAGATGTCGTCTTAATCGCATATACAGTTTTTGGTTTTACTTTAGTAATCTTGATTATTTTCATAGTGATCTTCTACTTCCACGCATCAAATGTGCAACAGTCGAATATGGCATGTTATATTTAGCTCCCGCTTTCTTGTAACTCATCCCTCCTCTTATTAGTTCAACAACTCCCCTACATTGATATAGACTATATTTTATATTACCTTCGTTTTTCTTTAATTGTGTGGTAAGTCCCACTTTTAATGCGTGTTGTGCATTTTCTACTGCTGTACACCACTCAAGATTGTTTTTATGATTATTGTGTTTGTTTCCGTCTTTATGATTGACATATTTCTTATTATTTGGATTTGGTATAAATGCAGAGGCTACTAATCTATGAATTTGGTAATTCCTATTTGCTGTTCGTGCGTATAAATATCCCCTAGCTTTGTTAATGTTTGGTTTGACCTCATGGAGAGTCCGATTTCTATTATCCGATCTATTATATGTTGTAATCGAATATAACTTACCCTCGTCACTTATATACCATTTTGTATATTCTGTTTCGTCAAATAATGCTTTCATGCTTCACTTATATCATACGCTAACTGGTTATGCAACATATCATATATTGATACCCATTTTTTATTTGCGACAACTTTATGATCTCCCGTAGCATAGAAACATTTTCCATTTTCTAGTTCAACTTTATATAAATCTTTTGGGATGAAATGTGCTGTATCTAATACTTCACTTTTTGTCTTTTCGTATGTTTCTTTATGAAATGCCCATAGTTTGTCTCCTTTTCTTATGTCTTTAATACTTTTAGATACTCCGTTAAACATTAAGATATTACTTTCCTTTGTAAGACATTGACCATGTACGTTTGTTTCTTCAAAATAGGTAGAATTATGCGAGCCTTGGGTGAAGTGTCCTGCATGAAGTGAGCCATCTAACCTGGTAGTCTTTTCACAGGTACAGCAAATACAATAATTGACTGATTTTGTAGTTGCTAAAGCATCTCTCACCCTGATATATGCCTTGAAATTGTACCTTGCTTTCGCTTTCGCGGATTTTAGTGTAGGCTTTTTCATTTTAGTAAATCATAAACTATTTGCTTTCCCACTGCAATACCTATATTATAATTCAACCCCAAAAGTAAAACCTGCGGGTCTCGCTTGAGGGGATTTTGTATAATAGGTGTGGCGAAAGCTACCCCATTGGTTTTTCATTTTTCCTATGGGGTTTTTTAGGTTACTAGGATAAGATAATTTCGGTATTTACATTCTACAAAAAATAGTATATTATTATCCTAATTATGAATATTGAAACTCAAGCTAAACTGCTAAAACTAAAAGGACTTCTAAACGAGATCAACCACATCTCATATACCTACGCTCAATTCGGTAGACAATATCCGATGGACATGATGAATGAAGATAATGCAAATAGACTGATAACTGTATATAATGACTTACTTTTGGAGGTTAGAAGTTTAATAATGAATTATGAAAACTCAAGGGTGGATAAAACTACATAGGAAACTACTCGAAAATACAATCTTCACAAGCGAAAAAGGGCTAAAGGTATGGATATGGTGTCTTCTCAAGGCAAATCATCAAGATCAGGACGTATTTAATGGGAGACAGAAAGTACACATCACAACTGGTCAATTCATAATGGGTCGTAATACTGCAAAAGAAGAATTGAAGATGGCTGTCGGAACTATATGGTTTTGGTTAGATCAGTTAGAGAAAGACAAATATGTTGAACGCAAATCTACTAACAAATATACTGTTGTGACGATATTAAACTATAGTCAGTATCAGGAAACTGAACGCAGATTGAACGCAGATAGAACGCAGATTGTACAACAGATTGAACCAAACAATAATGATAAGAATGTAGAGAATGATAAAAATGATAAGAATAATAATATATTAGCGACTAAGGTCGCAAATCTAAATCTCTATATTGATAAATTCAAAGGCGTAAACCCTACCTATGAAAGATTATTAGGCAATAAAAGCCAACGAGCCTCACTTGAAAGATTGATTATTCAATTCGGTGAGGAGAGAATGAATAACCTACTTACTCAACTTCCAGAGATTATGCGTAAACCTTATGCACCACAGATAAGCACTCCGATTGAACTTGAAAATAAAATGGGGAAACTAATCCAATTTCTAAATCAAGAAAAATTGAAAATACAATCAAAGGGGGTGACTAAATTATGAAATTATCTGAAATACCAGAAAATTACAAGATATATACGGTAAAAATGACAAACAAATCTGAATATAAGATGACAGGAGATCAAAAAATGACCGTATTAAATTCTAATACACAATTCGTTGAACTCAAAGACGGTACGTGTATCAATAAATCCTACATTATAGAGTTCAAACTGGACATTGATAAAACGTACGAATGTGCAAATTATCATATTAAAGACATACAGCACACGCCGTTACTATCTGACCTAATTGTATAAAACTTATGAGTACACTTGCATCTCTTATTCAAAACAAATTCGAATTTTTTCAAGGAGTCCAAAACTTACCTAAGAAGACAGATCAATATGAAATAGATGAAGCTTCAAAAACATACCATCGTATCGTACCAGCAAAACAACCACCTAGTAAGCAGGAATGGATTGACTGCAAAAAATATGTAGATAACCTCCCTACAGAGTTCAAACCTGTTATTCAAGAAAAAGCTGCATTAGGATTAGTAGAAAAGATACGTAGAAATAAAGGTTTTGAGCTTGTATATGAAAAAATACTACTGAATTTCAAGATAGAACTAAATATATTCGAAACTTTTATTGGTGAGGTTAAAATGGCACGATATATTGCTTACAACAAATATGACAATGTTGTCTATACCAGAGACATACTGAAAGCTAACCCACTATCCCAGTTTTAGGTAACAATTTGCCTATTTACAATGATACTACATATGATATAATGAATTATTACAATTTTAATTATGAATATGAATACCTACACAATCGACACAATCGACACAACCGATCACAGGGGAGAACACATCTCAATCACTAGGGATTGCCTATGTAATTATGATACCGATCATATAGTTGCAGATTTTGAGCGTGAGATACTAATTTGTACTGACTGTGGTAAAACTCGAAAGATGCTTACATACCACTATATCTTATCCGAGAAACAGAACGTTGAAAGTTGGATGTTTAAAACTGGATTATGAGAAAACTCAAACTCTACTTTCTCGCTTTTCTGTTAGGCGGGATAGTTGCAAACAATATACCTGTTAATGTACCTGTCGAAGCTACTCAAACAAAAACAACCGTTGACGTGTTAATAACACCAAGTCCTATTCTAATCTCAAGTCCAACACCAACCAAAGTTCCTGAATATGATTTGGATACTATTCTCAATTATTATAACGCTGAAGGATTACAAAGAGAATACGGAGAATATATCTGGAATAAGTGGAAAGAACATGGAAACAGATTACAGGCAGTAGCACTTTGTACGAATATTGCAGAAGGACACCTGGACGATAATGCTACTGGGTATAACGAGGATAGTAATTCAACAGATCGCGGATGTTGGCAATGGAATGATCTCTATAATCCTGGTGTTTCCGATGAACAAGCTCGAAACTGCAAAACCGCTACTGATCTTGCCTATGACAAATGGAATGCCAGAGGACAGTCATTCCAAGGATATTGGTACGGTTATGGCTCAAATAATTACAATTTATGTATGAGCTTATGAGTTTAGCTTTTGAAAACTATATATTGAAAAAGTTAATCTATATATCTTTAACTTGTAATTTATTACTCATTATTACCGTAATTTTATTAAACCTATACCTATGAACACACTCGTAACATATATCAACACCAAGAAGTTAAAGTTAGCCAAAGAGAAGGCAGATCGTGATCAGTTTTTGAAAGTTCTCAATCAAAATCCCCCCGCCAAGTGGGTAAAGAAACATCCGATTGCAGGGATTGAATACATCCCAATTGAGATAATCGAGAATACGTTGACAATGTTATTCCAAGACTGGCACGTTGAAGTCAAAGAAGCTATAGCATTATTCAATTCTGTAGCGGTTACTGTTCGGGTCCATTACCGCGATCCACTTACTGGAGAGATGAGATACCAAGACGGAGTAGGGGCATCCCCGATGCAGATTGATAAGGGAGCATCATTCTCAGCCTCAAGCATGAAAGCAAATGCAGTACAAATAGGATTACCAGCAGCTAAATCTTACGCTATAAAAGACGCAGTTGAACATATAGGGAAATTATTTGGTAGGGATATAGGTCGTAAAAATGCCCTAGAATTCACTCCAAGGTACTCGAATGATGACGGGAGCCCAAAGAACCCCGAGGACGCTAGAATACGTCAATTTATCGCAAATTCTACCACCTCTGAACAACTGTCAACTATCGAAGGACAGCTAATAGCGGAAGGAGTACACACTTCAGAATATGGTGCATTGATAACAGATAAGTTAAATCAGATTACTAGAGTAAGCTAATTTACCTATTTACATCTATACTATATATAGTATAATAAACTCAATTATCAATTGAATAATAAAATGAAAATACGTTGTTCATCACTCGGTAGATTCATGGGAGGTTGGGAAAAACCTAGAGAAGCATTGTCAGAAGATGCAAAGTCTCTGTTAATGGAAATGGCTATTCGAGAGAAGTATAACCGCGAAATTATCCTTGACTCCAAAGAAATGCAGAAAGGTCGGGAAGTTGAGGAATTGAGTATCAGTTTATTGTCCGAGATTAAGGGTAAACTCTACATTAAGAACAGAGAACATCTTGAGAATGAGTGGATACAAGGTACGCTCGACCTCAGTTTAGACGACTGTGTAATCGATGTTAAATCACCCTTCAATCTATTCACGTTTGCAAAGGCTGATTTGGACTCCGCCTATGCGTGGCAACTGACCGGGTATATGTGGTTGAAGAACAAACCTAGATCAGAATTAGCATATTGTTTAGTGAATGCACCCGAACACCTTATCTTTGACGAGGTAAAAAGAATGTGTTACATGACTAATACATTTAAGGAACAGGAACATGAATATGGAGAACTTGAGGAAAAAGTCAGACAGAACATGTGTTACAACGACATCCCGAAAGAAAAGAGAGTAAAGATATTTGAGATTGCAAGGGATGAGGCCAAAATCGAAATGATCAAGGCTAAACACGTACTAGCGACAGAGTATTACAACACCATTATAAATACCATATAAACTATGGAAAATAACTTAGCAGTTGGAGTACGTAAATCAGTATTCCATTATGAGATGAAATCTAGGCGGACTGCACTTGGATTGACTCAAAAACAAGTTGCAGAAAAATGTGAGATGGGTGATCAGGCATATTCAAAGATCGAGACATTTAGACAATTTCCAACAGTTAAACAAGCGGATGCAATATCTTTGATACTAGGCCAATCTGTTGATAAATTATTTCCTGAATGGTCGAAGCTGGTTTACAAGAAAAGAAAAGCTAAGATAGAGGTACATGATATTTCGTTTGTTAGTCTCGAAAGTCCAACATATCGGATGCTTGAGGCACCTGATACTACAGAAGACAATCTATTTGATGAGGAAACAAAAAACAGAATGGAACAAGTATTAGAAACAATAACTCCAAGAGAGAGGGAAGTTGTCAAAATGAGATTTGGGTTTTATGGTAAAACCATGGCATTAGAAGAGGTTGGTAAAAAGTTTATGGTAACAAGAGAACGGATTAGACAAATCGAGATGAAAGCAATGAGAAAATTACGACACCCTTCTCGAAAGGGTAAGTTGAGAGAGGTATATGCAAATTACTAATTTATTACAAACAATATGAAAAATGAACTAGCGGTAGTATTGGACGAGTACAAATCGGTTGAGATCACAAAGGCTCAATCAATAGCTTCACAGTTTGCCCCACAGATGGCAAAGGTGAATGAACTTAGTCCTGTACTCTCTACTCTAAACCGAGAGAATCCGACAGCGATTGATAGTCAAAAAGCAAGGGAAGCCCGGCTTACATTAGTTAAAAATCGTACCTCCGCTCAAGAAGTAAAAGACAGACTAAAAAGTGGAATACTTGACGAGGGGAGATTGATTGACGGATTATTCAATGTAGTCGCTAATTCGTCCAAACTTATTGAGGCTGATCTTGAAAAGGTAGAAAAGTATGTAGAGTTACAAGAGAAAATCCGAAAGGAAGAACTACGAGTCAAGAGATCAGAAGAACTAGCAACGCTTGAAGTTGACTCTACATTTTATCAACTGGGTGAAATGTCCGAAGACTCATATCAACAACTTTTGTCATCATCTAAAATCTCGTATGATTTGAAGGTGGCGGAACGTAAGAGAATCGAGGACGAGAGAATTGCACAGGAAAAAGCCGAGATAGAACGCAGACAAAAGATTGAAGAAGAAAACAAAGTCCTCAAGATAAAGTTAGAGGAACAAGCAAAGATTGAAGCGGAAAATAAAGTAAAGGAAGAAGCCGAGAAACAAAAGGTCATCGCAGAACAGAAAGCAAAAGATGATGAGATTGCCAAATTGAAAAGAGAAGCAGACGCAAAAGCAGAAGCGGAACGAAAAAGAATTGCCGATGAACAAGCAAAAGCAGAAGCCGAGAGACTGAAAAAGGCATTACAAGACCAGGAGGCATTGCTTGCTCCCGACAAGGAGAAAGTTAAAACATACTTTGCATCAATCAAAGCAGTAGAAAAACCCATGTTGAAAGATGCAACATTGTCAAAGAAACTTGACCTATTCATGAAAGCAGTCGATAGTCTTATTACTAATTTCTAATTCTATTATGAACGTACCGTCCACCTTCTCATTCTTCGGAATAAGAAAAACCCTACCTCAAGGTGATTATGAGGGAAAGATTGTTGATTTTACATTTAAGGAAATGGTGTCGAAGGCAGGTAAGCCTTACACTTCATTCTCTGCTAAGGTAGAGATTGCAGGTGAGACTCATTTTGTCAATCTTTCGTTGGACCCGACAGAAGTAGGAAAATCTACCAATAGTCTGATAAAACAGTTAGCAGTGCAAACAGGAAAGACCGAGAAGGAACTGATTGAACTTTGTCAAAACCCTGTAGATTTTTTCAATTTTGCGAAAGATAAAGTAGTCAAACTGATCTCAACCGAGAAAGGGTATCTTGATGTGTGGTCGCCTGATGCACCACCTAAAACAGTAGATCAGTCGCAGGTAGTTCCAGTAGATTCTATACCATTCTAACTATGGACAAATTACAACAAGGATACGAAAATCTAAAACGTGCTAAGGATGAGTTAAAGAAGCATCGAAAGATGATACTGGACTCATGTTTACAAGATCGGGAGTATCAAGAAAAGCATTTGAACATGATCGACATACGGAAAGCACTAAAAACTCGCAGAAATGCCATCGTAGATCCATCCCAGATCGAAAGACTGGATTACCTACAGGAACAGGTGAGACTTGAGAAGTCTAGCCTCAGTGAGTGGATGGCTGAGTATGTACGAGATACGAAGATGACAAGTGTGAGTATTCAGGACAGTTTATTCGACATAGTACCTAGTTATCAATTGAAACCGAAGCATGGATGAGTTAATTCAAACAGGGACAGTCGTAGATATGATTCTCGCAAAAGAGGGAAGGTCTGACGGATACGCCCGACAGATGATCTTTAGGGCGGTTAAAAATGACGAATTAAAGGTCTATAAACGTAAACTCAAGTTCGGCTCACGATCTATCAATCTATTCGACCCAGATACTGTTATTAAGTGGCTGGAAACAAGGAGAAGATACAAATCGAGAATAGGTTGATCTATAGGGATAATTTGCCTATTTACAATGATACTATATTAATTATAATGATATTGAAATATACCGCTCGTTTAAATTAGGGGACAAGCTAGGTGATAAGCCCATAAGAAGACACATAGTAGCTGATACACAAATATCGGTGAACGAAACGCAATCGGAGGCAATAAGTCCTAGCTGTTTTATAAATTGTTATCCTGAAATGGAAATAACAATAGTAAAAATGTTCTGTAAGAAATGTCATAAAATTACAAGGCATCGCATTAAATGGGTATCACACCATTTGAAATATTGTCAATGTGATAAATGCGGTAAATTATTATAAATCTGTATAAAAAATGAAAACACAACTACAGAAAGTTTTAGAAGTACTGCAGTTTAATTATCAAAAATGGTTGCCGACACATTTCTTTGTTGGTAATAGAAGGGGTATAGAAGGAGATGTATTTTTAAGTTATAAAGCCCCGGCAAGATTATCTGAAATATATAAACAATTCCCAGATCATATAGAACGTAAGCGACAAGTAAACGAAAGAACAAAATACTATTCTTATAAATTAACAAAAAAAATCTATGGAAAATCAAATTGATGTTATAGCTAAAATCATGGTGAAAGGTATAGCTAATAAATATATTAAAGTGCAGAATGTTTGGGAGGGTAAAGATGCACAAAGATCAGCATATATTAAGGCTAAAAAATTATTAAAATCATATAAAGAGGATATTAGAAAAATATACTTAAAAGTTAAAATATAAACTATGGAACTTCAAGCCAAAAAAAATGATCAGGGACAAGACAAAGTTATTAAAGAAGCAATGAGAAAGATAGATGAGAATCTTAACCTAAGATTAGATTTTACTGAAGAGTTATTTCTTAAAGCAATATTATAAGTTGTATATCTCAAAGGGGCATTGAGTACATTCGAATAATATGGAAAACCCAATAAATGATACCCGAATGATCTGGTTAGCTTTGAAGGTAACTTGGTTTGTGATCTTTGTTTATTGGATATTTATATTCTTTTGTTTTTTTGTTTCATTCAAGACCGATCCAATATTTAGCAGTCACAGATTATGCGAAGCAGTTGAGATAACGTATATCGTTCCAACACCGATAAATCAGATCTGTGCCCCAGCATGTTTTTAAGGGAGAGAAGTTATAAATTGTATACAGAAATGAAACCATCAGCCGAAATCCTTAGGATCTTTTTACGTTTAATGTACGCAGATACTAATTACACACTATCTAAAGCAAATGATTACTGGATAAGTGCAATACTTATGTACCTCGATCAGAATGCGGATGTTATAAATTCTAATAAACCTATTGCAACAACCAAAATCAAGAAAGTAGTAGCCAAGAAAGCAAAGGTAACTCAGGCTAAATCAGCTCGCAAAGCTGTCGTAGCCAAAGCATACCCAGCTAAGAAAAAAGCTAGTAAATAGCTTACACCTTCCGTCTGACAAGATTCGGGCGGAGGAAGAAAGAGATTTAACAGTTCAAAATAACTATGAAAGACCTACCACAAGGTACAATACAGAAGAAAAGAACTCATACAGAAGTCCACTTGTGTGAGTTTGCCATTGAAGTAGTTCAACAATACGCCCAATTGAATAAGGGTAGACAGGCACATTATTGGACAGCAGGATTGAGTGTCATAGAGAGTGCTTTCTGGTTATTGTATGAATACAAGGTCATCAAAGATCCCAAAAAAGTCAGAATAACAGAAATTAAAAGTTTTAACAAGCATCCCTATGAAATCCCACCTAGACGAGATCCTGAAACAAATAAATGAGGTTGAACTAGAAAAACTACTCAAAAATAGAGTCTATGCCCTCATATGCGATGATTGTGGAGGTGGAGGTGCAGATGGACAAAAAACTTGTGAAAGATGTGATGGCAATGGATTACATACTTGGAGAACTACAGAATTAAAAGATGACCTTGAGAAACTTATCCGCACCTCCCTCATCTCTCTCCTTGAGAAGTATGGGGAGGAGATAATACAGAAGATATACCCTAAAAACCCACAACAAATTGAAAGTGAAAGAGAATGGGATGAAGCGATAAGAGAAGGAAATATAAAAGATGCACGCCTCAAGGTGAAAGAGATCATTACAAATTTGAAATAAATCATATGAGTGGAGGATCTTACGATTACGCATATAACAAAGCAGAAGATATGGCATCCGACATTTCCGCCTAATAGTAAGGACTAATTATCAATTTATATAGATATGAAATACGAAGTTAGATGTCAAGTCTGTGGAATATACTTAGGTCTAAGTGATCAAGAATTTGTCCGAGTCTGGTGTGAGCATTGTGAGCATGAATTAGATGAGAAAGAAGATTCAACAAAGTCTGAGTCTTGAGTGCAGGGGGGTAGTGAATACAGATGCAACACAACCTAGGATTGCATCGAATACGGGCTTAGAGCTAGGGTGAAAGCTCCTTGCCCCTTGCACTGAGGATTATAGAATGAGGTGGGTATTGTTTTGAAACTACTGCTAATGCGGGGGTTTCATACGATGAGCAAGCCCATCTCATTGTGTAATTATTATTTATCCTATATGCACTATATTTTTATCAACAAGGATAAGGTCTTTACGGTCAGATGCATCGGGGACTATTCAGATCTTGTTCCTTTCAAACCAACCACTTATGAGTTTTCAAAGGTGTTTAGCACACTTGAGAAGGCAAGAGCCTATGCTGTCAAAGAACAAGCCAAACTAAATAAGGAGTATCACAAACTAAATAGAAAGACTACGCTTAAGATCAAAGAGGAGATTTAATATGGATGGAACACTAGAGTTAAAAACACTAAAGTTTGTAATTGAAAAGCATCTTAATCAAACAGATGATGACGGTGTTCCTTATTGTTACCACTGTATGAGTGTGGCCAATATGGTTAAGTTGTTAGATCCGCCTGATTACGTAGTTGCTGGTGCTTATCTTCATGATACCTTAGAAGATACTAATGCAACATACGAGCAGTTATTGAATGAATTTGGAACAGATGTAGCCGAGCTTGTAAAAGAACTCACCCACGTTAAAAACAAAGAGAAGGGGTCATATTTTCCACATCTTCATAGCCATTGGGCAATAGCTATCAAGCTTTGCGATCAGGCTCATAACATCTCTCGTATGAATTCATGGGACGACAAGAAAAAGAAGTCATTTATTAAGAAATCACGATTTTGGAAGATAAGTGAAGATGACCCTATTCGTTCTTGTCAATAATATGCAAACAGTACTACTAATAGGTGGAGTATCTGGAGTTGGGAAGTCAACTCTTGGCCTTGCCATACAATCTCTTTACGGAGATAGTTGTTACAACTTCGATTTTGGTGCAGTATACAATCCACAAAGTAAGGTAAACAACTGGGAAAGAGAGATACTAGACTCAATCCACACAGGACTCTCAAAAGGGTATGAGCTGGTGGTTGCTAACTCAAAGTTTAACCAAAGGATACGTAGAGATCATGTACTCGATAATATACATGTCCGGACTGTTCCGCTTATTCTTCGTCCTCCACTTCTTGATGCGTTTCATAATATACGAAATGGGCGACCTGAAGGTACACATATTACTAACGCAGATAATGCACGGTGCGAGCTTATAGATCAATGTGCAAAACTTGCAAGAGATGACCAGTCAGACATACTTCTACCCTCTAACAAAGGCACAGTCCCCAAAGAATATCTTGCAATGTTACAAAGAACGGAGTTAAATCGGCCACTTTTATCCCAAAATGGATCTGATCCTAGAGTACGATGGGTATCGATCTGCGATCGTATTACTCAAAAAAA